TCACTACCCCCGAGTTAGATAACCATCCGATCATTCGGACTATGCTCAATGTGAATTGTGCATGGTCAATTGGTTTGTTCAGACGATGTTTGGGTCCCGGTGCTCTTCCATTAAAGCTATGCAGGTTATATTGAATACTTTGTGTAAGCACAAAGGCTCTGGTGCACTGAATACACCTGTGCGAAGTTGTTGTTGTTATACCACCTGCCGGTATCGATCCAGCATTGTTCTTTTAATGAGAAAGAGATAACCATCAGTAGTTCGGACCGTATGGGTCAAATGTGTAACCGACGATGTTTAACATCCGCCATGGAGGTGGTTTAATTGGGTGCTCCGTTTTACGTCCAGCTTGACGGCATGAACTGTGGAGGGGGGAGGGGGTGAGTTGATGAGTGGATGAGTGGGTGGGGGCACCTTATGCGCTTCTGTAAAGCACACGAATGAATGAATTATACCGGTGGCAGGTTTCGATCCTGCGACCTTCCGCTTGTAGGGCATAACCATCAGTAATTCGGACCTTTATACAAGGACGAAGTATGTAACCGACGATGTTTTAAGACGCGCTTCCTCTGCGCCACACCGGTATTATGAATGCTCCGTTTTACGTCCAGCTTGACGCCAGGGAACTGGGAAGTGAGGGAAGTGTGAGTGGGTGAGGTGCCTTTGTGCACCTTGTGCGCTTCTGTAAAGCACATGAATGAGTAAGATATTCCGGCGACAGGTTTCGATCCTGTGACCTTCCGCTTATAAGGCGATAACCATCAGTCTTTCGGACCTTTATGCAAGGACGAAGGATACGACCGACGATGTTGTAGATGCTCTGCCGCTGAGCTACACCGGAATTATGAGATTGCTCCGTTTTACGTCCAGCTTGACGGTCTGAGAAGGGAGGGGAGTGTGAGTGGGTGGTCTGAGCCGTGCCTTTGTGCACATTGTGCGCTTCTGTAAAGCACACGAATGAGTAAGATACCGCCTACAGGTGTTGATCCTGTGACCTCAGGGTTATGAACCACTGCGCTCTTCCGTTAAGCTAAAGCGGTGGATAAGATGCTCCAGTGCCTTGATGCACCGATGCGATGTGTGATGAATACCGGCAACCCGTTTCGATCGAGTGACCTCGGAGTTATGAGCCCCGCGCGCTAACCTCTGCGCCATGCCGGTGAAAGGCTCCGTTTTACGTCCAGCTTGACGGCGGGAACTGGGGAACTGGGGGTGCTGAAAATTCGCAGGGGGGTTTGCAGGGTTTGAACCCGCACCCTCTCAACATGGAACGTTAGAACATGTTCTTGTTCTTGCTTGGAACCACTGAGCCATGACGACCTGCTTGAAACCCACGCAGCGGAATGGGTATAGTAAGATGACGCCTAATGGAAATTTTCGGTGGTGGAACTGTATGTGAAGAATTTGTAAAAGAAATATACACAAATTAGTAGCAAATAAATGGCATAAAATAAAATTAAAGATTTATTTGACACGTATTTAACCGAATAATTCGCGGCAATGGTGGCAAATATAAAGTAACTAATCACAATAATTATGGCCGAATCCAATTGGACGTTGCCGGATTTCCAATAAGCGTAGACCGCGCCCAATGACAGGGGTGGTAAAATCGCCAACAGCGTTGTTCCTGCCGCGGTTTTATAACTGGATGCGACCCCCGACAGTAACAATCCGGGAATGATTACATTTGAACCCGATGTTCCTAAACTCCCCCCCACGATTCCCGATACAATGCCAATAATTAAAACGTATATGTATTGGATTCCAGCTAGCATTGGTGATTTGTGGGGTTTAATACTATATCGTTATTATTTTATTGTGTTATTACACAGTTCATTCATTGTGTAATAAAAAAAACAAGCGGTGGTTTCATTTGTGTTTCTCAATTTGAATGTTTTTGATGAACCCTTTTATTATTTTTTTTTGCGCCGCATCATCATTCTCAATGTTTTTGTACAGCTCCTTGCACAGCGCCAAGTACTCGGTCTGCAGCTTCTCTTTGGTTTCCCACCCCGGGTGCGCATGTATCCAGTCTTGAATGCGCTTGATTTGATAGCACGACGTCAGGTAAATGAATTTCTTGATGTTGGCGCCGTCGTCGTCCTTGATCCATTCATCCGCCTTCACGTACATGGTTTCGCGCTTGGCGTCCGTGCAGTGAATGGGCCGCTTGTGCACGTCCATGCCCCGCAGGTTGTTCACGATGATGGAGCTGACCCCTTCAATGATGCCGTTGGTCTTTGTAAATTCCAGATCTTCCAATGTTATGTTGAGAGATTTCACAAAATCACTGAGTTTAATGGCGTCCTTGCACTCCGTGTTTAAAAACACTTGCAGGTTGAATTGTTGATTGTTGGTGGTGTTATTCGTGTTATTTATCACCGTATTTCTCTCTTTGCTCAACTCTATGATCTGTGATTGCAGCGTTTTGTTCTGATCCATGAGTTGCTCCACCATCTTCATCATGAAATCGCTGGTTGTAGTTGGGGGTGTTGAAGTGGATGCAGTAGTGGATGCAGTAGTGGATGCAGTAGTTGATGCAGTAGTTGATGCAGTAGTGGATGCACTGGCTGGATTATTCAGTTTTTTTATGCGCTTGGTGGTGATTTGTTCTTCCATTTCACACATGATTGCAAGGCTGCTTGTCGGTTCCATTGTTTTTAAAGCGGTTGCTTTTTGCGCGCACTTCTGCTCATGGTACCACAAACTGTTTCGGGCGTCGTATCCCTTTCCACAATGTGGACATTCAAATGCTTTTTTTGGATCCATAATTTCGCATTTTTTCTCATGATACCATTTGCCGGATCGGGTTGTAAAAGTTTTGGGACAGTGGCCACATTTGTAGTTGGCAACAGGGGGAACCGTGCATGCCTTCATGTGATGCCACAAGCTGTTCTTTAATGCATACACTTTTCCACAATTGTTGCATGCAAAAGATTCTTTCTCCATCACACAATGTAATCCAATGCAATATATTGTTCATGCACATTATATTTATATTATTTTCACTGCATTGAATAAGTTGTTCTATGATATTCTATCATTTTACACAATCAAATGCCACATGATATGCCATGTCATATGCGATCAATACGAGTGGACATATGCCTACATAACCCATCAAAACGTTGAATGCGTTGAATAATTTGTTCTAATCGGGTTGAAAAAAACGTTCTAGCGTTGAAGGTTTTGTTCTAAAAACTCAAAAATACATAGAACGTTTTTTTCAACGCCTGGTGCCTTTTTTTAAGCTTTTTTTGGGCCGAAAAATGCACCGTTGGGGTCCTCCAATTTCGCGTGACCATTATGCTCTCCGAATTACCACATATATATACATGATTTAATTTTGTTATATTTCGATTTACTTTGTTCAAGACTCGAAAAAATTTCCAGGAAATGGACAAAAAAAATGTCCTAAAATCGATATGTCAAAACCTTTTTGCACAAAAACGCGCGGCGCTAGGTGATTTGCGGAACTTTTTCGGGCGGGGAATAATGGCACCATGATGGTGCGATAATCTTGCAATGTCGCCATTGTCTCAATTTGATCTAGAGAGAAAATGGTATAAAAATAGGCATATAAAGGAATGCGCGTAGTGTATGCATGATCCCCGAAAACAACCCCATGAGCAACGTCACTCTTTCAATCCTTCCCGTGATACACATTGAGGGTGCAAGCTACCACAATTCAAAGGACATGCTGACCCTGAATCCCGGGTTTTTCAAGGGGTTCACCACCACCCCGCGCCGAATCATAGACCGAAAGAAGATTCCTGCGACCGATTATTTGTACGCAACCATGGAAAAGGGAAAGGGGTGGAACCTTTCCACCGACAAATGCAAAAAGGCGCAACTGTTGATATCCACGAATTGGATAAACGCGAACCGGTTTTTTGGCATAACAGGCGCACCGAGTGTAGCCGTAAACGAAGTGATGAGCGCAAGCGCAGAAAACAAAGTGATGAATGAAGTAGAAGCAGAAAACAAAATCATGAATGAAGTGGCAGAGGACGCTCCACCGATCCTATACCTAAGTGATGCTGAAAAATTCCATGATGTGGATGGACGCGTCATTGAGATTGAAACAAGAGGAGAAAGACACGAAGACAATATTTATTTCAAGGTGAAACATGTCAGCATTGGGTTTGAAATGCCAAGTTTGAATCATGTTTTGGTTAACATGGAGGGAGGATACAATCGCGGGATTGATTACATCACGTTTAATCGATACACACAAAATGTATCGAAAAACACGAATAAACTATCAAGCACGACATTGTATCTAACATATGAAGGGTTGTTGCGTGTTTTATTCGTGTCCCGAAACAAAAATGCAACCCTTTTCAGAAAATGGGCAACTCAGATGCTCTTCACAACCCAGATGGGTTCAAAGGAGCAAAAAGTGAAGCTGGGCACCGACCTTTGCAACATTTCGCTCAAAACATACAAGGCTATATTTAAAAGTCACACGTCCAATTTCCCGTCCATTTATTTGTTGTCGCTTGGCAAGGTGCGCGATGTGCGCGCGACATTTGGAATCAGCGACCCCATTCCGGACGACTCGGTGGTTTACAAATACGGATTCACCCGGGACTTTGCTCGTCGCATCGGAGAGCATCAACAAGCGTATTCCAAGCTGCCGGGCGTGACGGTGGACGTGAAGTGGTTTCAAAACATAGACATCAAGTACTTGTCGGAAGCGGAAAATGAAGTGGAAGAGGAATGCAGCGCGTACGGAACGCGGCTGTGCGTCCCGGGCTACAATGAGTTGATTGTGTTGAACGACAAACAATTTGAGCACATGCAAAAATCGTACCGTCGCATTGGGAAGGAGTATGCAGGGGCGACTGCGGAGCTGAATGAAACGATTGCAGTGTTGCGTTCCGAAATCAAGGACATGCAGATGCAGCACAAGCACGCCCTGTTGGAAAAGGACATGGTGATTCAACGGCTGACGATGCAGAACGAAATGAGCGCTCTAAAAGAAGACAACCTTAAACTGCAACTCCAAATTTATCAAAAATAACTGGGATGTATATGTGTGGTGGTGTGTGTATGCGTGTGTTCATTGTTCATTTTAATGTGAATTTCTCTCGGATAAGATTCCTGAAAGATGTAAAGAGATGCAACGCATGTGGTGCATCTGCCGGATGACGGCATTCCCCCAATGCATTTGGAACCATCATGTAATGTGGATGAAGAGAGATATTCATGTTATATTCATGGGATATAATGAAACCCATTATATCGCATCGCATCGCATCTCATCGCATCCTAACGCATATATTCATTTAAAAAAGGTGCATAAACACAAGTCGTTGAATTAAACCATTGATTACCATCCGATATGACCGAAGCATTTGAGGCGTACAAGGGCAAGGGCCTGAGCGGTCTGGGCAACATGGGCAACACGTGCTACGTGAACGCGTGCCTGCAAATTCTGTCGCACACGTACGAGTTCAATGAGTTTCTCTCGAAGAACGGCGGCGAGTACAAGGCGCGCCTGAACCGCAAGGTGGATTCCGTGCTGCTGCACGAGTGGGACAAGCTGCGCGCGATGCTGTGGTCCACCAACTGCATCATCGCGCCGGGCGGCTTTGTGTCGGCGATGCAGAAGATTGCCCGGATCAAGCACATGGACCTGTTTTCCGGGTTTCAGCAGAACGACGTGGCCGAGTTCCTGATGTTTTTAATGGACTGCTTCCACACCGCGCTGTCCCGCGAGGTGGAGATGAAGGTGCGCGGGGTTGCGCGCAACGCCACCGACCGCGCGGCCAAGGAGTGCTACGACATGATGTCGGACATGTACAAAAAGCAGTACTCGGAAGTGCTGAATATTTTTTACGGGGTGCAGGTGTCGCTGATTGAAGCGGCCGAAACGCCCGCGGCGGGGTCATGCGATGCGGCGTTGAGCACGAAGCCGGAGCCCTTCTGCATTTTGAACCTGTCGTTTCCGAGCCACCATGCGAATGCGAATGCATTTAGGGCGGTGTCGCTGTTTGATTGCCTGGATCACCATTGCGCGTCCGAGGTGTTGAGCGGGGACAACGCGTGGTTTAACGAAGCCACGGGCAAGAAGCAGGACGTGCAAAAGCGGCTGTCGTTTTGGAGCTTGCCGAACGTGTTCATCGTCGTGTTGAAACGCTTTGAAATGAATGCGCGGGGGCACGCGCGGAAAATACAAGTGCCGATAGAAGTGCCGTGCGACCGCGCCGATTTTTCCAAGTACGTGCACGGGTACAATCGGGCGAGCTACGTGTACGAATTGTTCGGGGTGTGCAACCATCACGGTGCGTCGCCGATGGGCGGGCACTACACCGCCACGATCCGAAACGCAAACGGCAAATGGTACGGCTGCAACGACACCCATGTGAAGGAGGTGCCGTTGGCGTCAAACGAATCCATTATCAGCAATTTGCCGTACTGTTTGTTTTATCGCAAGGTCAAAAACAACAACCGCAATAATAATAATATTTCATAATTTTATACATAATCGCCAACCCTTCAACCGCATTTGTGCTTCCAATGAACGTGTCGTATGATTCGGTGACCGGCATTGGTCAAAACCCGCTGGAATATATTAACGCGGCCACGAGCACCAGCACCAACGGGAAGCTCATAATGATTGCGGTGCTGACCGTCACCATATTCCTTTATTACATGGTGTTTTCCACCATGCCGGGCGGAACGGGAACCAGCGGTCCCGTCGGCACCGTCAGCAGCGGCGCCAAGCTGCTGGAAGTCATCATGTGGGGCACGTTCATTGTGCTGCTGATGGTCAACGGGTACCAGTACTTTTTCAACGTGAACATTGTCGCCAGCGTGCAGGACTTGTTCAGCGACAAGCCGAAAGTGGACATCGTGGTGCAGCAGCCGGAGGGCGACTCCGAAACCACCGTGCCCGAACTGCGGTACTTCAAGCAAGTGTTTCATGTGCCGGGCAACGAGTACACGTACGACGATGCGAAGGACGTGTGCAAGGCGTTTGACGCGCGGCTGGCGTCGTACGACGAAGTGGAGAAGGCGTACGGCAACGGCGCACAATGGTGCAGCTACGGCTGGTCGGCCAACCAGATGGCGCTGTTTCCCACGCAGAAAAACACGTGGAGCCGGCTGCAGAAGATTAAGGGGCACGAAAACGATTGCGGGCGTCCGGGCATCAACGGCGGCTTCATTGCGAACCCGGACGTGCGGTTCGGCATCAACTGCTACGGGTTCAAGCCGCAAATCACGGCCGCGGAGGCGGACGACATGAAAACCGCCTCCATTTATCCCAAGACGCTGAAGGACGTGGAGAAGCAGCAACGAGTGGCGTATTGGCAGACGAAGCTGAGCGACATCCTGGTGTCGCCGTTCAACAACGACGTGTGGAGCGCTTAAAACAATACACAATAAACAATACACAATAAACAATAAACAATAAACAATAAACAATAAACAATACACAATAAACAATAAACAATAAACAATACACAATAAACAATAAACAATAAACCATATTGCAATTGGATTGAAACTTAATTGCAATATAATCACGCCGGCCGGATTGGGTAGTTACATGGGGCGTATCAACCCAATCGTGGAGGTTGTGGGGCGCGTTCCGACGAATCCAGTGCAGGGTTGAACCGCCTTGCAATTGGTGTTGCATGGAGCCGAACAATTCCAAATCAAACCCGACGAAAAAGACGATCCGGGTGCTGCTGCTGCTCTTGGTGCTGCGCTTGGTGCTGCGCTTGGTGCTGCGCTTGGTGCTGCGCTTGGTGCTATCATTGTGATTGGGTTTAGTATATAATATCAGACAATATTTTATTTTTAAATTGAAATACTCAATGCATATAATAATTTTAACCATTATTCCCGTGGTGCAATGCGTTTAGTGTGTGTTTTTTTCGCGCGCGAGTGTGGGTGCCGTTTTTTGGTTGTGCGCTTAATTGGGGCCTTCGTAAACTTGTTAAACGGGTCACAAACGAACGCGCATTCCGGTGCCATTCCAAAGTCGTTCTCGTCGTCGGAGTCGCAGTTGCACATGGGTCTAGACAGCGCTTTATATGCAATGGGGGGTGGTGTGTGCGGCAGCCACAATGCAAAGGGGGAAATCAGGTGCTTAATGCTGGTCATGTTGTACGGTGTATTAATATACTATTATAATTTTTAAACCTATATAAATGCAATGCATTATGTAAGCACAATGCAAACAATGAATCGCTATTCGGACATTCGCGTTCAGATGGCTGGGTCCACGCAGTGGGTGCCTGCGCCCCCCGAATGGGCGGCGGCGTATCTGCATTACAAAGCCCGTCCCATGTACGCCCCCGAGGTTCCCTCCAATTACGAAAACCGGTTCCTCGTGTATCGCGAGGAAAACAACCACTACATGCCGACCCGCATCCAGTGCTCGGACACGGGGGACGTGTATCCCATCGTGGACTGCGCCGACGTGAAGGTTTTTTTGCAGGATGCGGAGCCGGTGAATTGGTACCCCGCGCGCAACTACCAGATGTGGGCGTTTCGCGACTTCATATACGATCCGGCGCGCCCCGAGCGCAAGTTTTACGCGTCCAAGTACTCGTCGCACCTGTTTTTCCAGCGAGGGTCGTCCAACCGAACCGTGACCGACATTGATTTGGACGGCCTGCCGCCCAACATTATTTTCTCCATCTCTCGGAACGAGAACGGGAGCGTGTATTACGAGAGAAATGACGCGCACGGCACGCGGGTGCGGATCTGTGACCACGAGGGCGCGCGCGCCGGCTTCCGCGGGTTTTACACTCGCATCACCATGGATCCGGGCATGATTGTCACGCCACCGCAAGCGGTGGCGCAATTAGCACAAGCAGCGCAGCCAATTTTGCCAATGCCTTCATACGCGTCGTCCTCATTGCAGCTGCAGCTGCAGCTGCCGCCCGGAATCAGCACAGTGCAGACCAGTGTGGAGGAGGACCAGTGCATCCTGTGCTATGAAAACGCGAAGAACATTCGGTTCAGTCCGTGCGCGCACAACATTGCGTGCAGCGAGTGCTACCTGAAGTTGATGAAGCCGCGCGAGTGCCCGGTGTGCAAGCAGGCCATTGTGTCATTAATGGGTTGAGGACGAACGCATTAATGCAGTACACGAGTCACACAATTATTATAGATAGGGATAGTTACGTGAAATCAAAATCTACTATTATAGGGTAATGATCTGAATTATTGTCTTCACCGATGGTTCCTTCATATTGTGTAAAGATATCAACATCGGTTACATACTTTTTAAGTTTTTCTGTTACTAAAACAAAATCTATCATTGCCGAAGCTCGTTTGCTTCTTGGGCTAACCATGTATGACGCTGTAATTCTTTCGCGTTTGTGTAAAAAAGTGGATGTATTGTATAACTTATAATTTATAGGATTGTGGCCCGACTCGCCCTTTATTATAGATAGAACATCCGATTTGGGAATACTATTTGCATAGTCAATGATGTCATCATCGTAATCATTCAAATCACCGATTACTATTATTTCATGATTGTGATAATATTTTAATATTTGTTGCTGTATTATCATTGCCTGCGCTTCTCTTATAGCACATCTTTCAGGCACAAACGGTTGTGATTTTAAGTGCACGCCAATTATAATAATATTCATATTATTAATAAAAAATTTTGCGATATAATGCCTGGGTAAATCTGCAATGCCGCCATCCCCTAAAAAATTACAGTTTGAATGTTGTAGTGGGTATTTGTGTTCATCGGTTGTTCTATACATTTTTAATGGTTCAATGCGTGTAACAATTCCCATGTGGTGATCAATAAAATTTGGGTCTGACTCCGACCAATAATATTTATAGCGAGTATCGTGCAACGACATTACCAATTTATTCAAAATTTTACTAGAGTTAACTTCACATAAATTAATAATATCGGGGTTTATTGTTTTTATTATATTTGAAATTTTAACGAAATGACTATTTTGTTGAATTTCATTTTTCCAATCACACCCCTTTCCTGGGCAATTATTTGATTTTGAAAACAAAAATCTTGTGTTATACTGCACAAGTCTTAATTTATGTTTATCTTTACGATTATCATATGCAAAATATTTCACAAATTCAAAATTGATGTTTTTGTGCAATATTATAATTACTATCGCTATAATCAAGAGCGCCATGCCGGGCGGGGTTTTGACGAAGAGCGCCAGCACTTCAATGACGCCGGTTATTACTTGCACCACGATGGAAAACAGCAGCGACGAGTGCAAAATGGACTTCATTTTAAATGCTAATAATATATGCTAATATATGCTAATATATATATGATGTTATAATTCATCATATATACGGGAACATTAGGAGGTGCCCGCGCGGCGGATTTCGGGCACCAGCTTTGCGGCGGCGTCGCGTTTGGCGCGAATGTGCTGCATGATGGCGGCAGCTTGCTGCGGAGGGCAGCACTCGCCCAGCGCCTCGCCCAAGAATGCGAGCGTGAGTGCGGGTGGTTGTTTCACGTTGAATGCGAATTTGAGCGTGCCGTCCTTTAGGCGAACGGTGGCGTGCGACAGATTATGGTCGGTCACGTGCCTTAATATGCTGGATTCCACGTCGTTGCGGGACTCGCGCAACTCGCGCACTTGGTCGTTGAGCTGCTTGACGGTGTTGTCAAGATGCACCCAGCGCTGAATGCGCTGTTCTAACGTGAGACTAGATAACGTCAGTCCTGATGAAACCGATTCTGATTGAGACATTAGTTGTTATTATTATTATTATGAATCTATTATTGTGATAAATAATAAATATTTATATAGTTATTTGATTATTTAGTCGAGGCTGAGGGCAGCAGCTATGACAGAAGCCGGTGCGTCGGCGTATTCGCCACTGAGAATGCGAGCGAGTGTTTTTTTTTTATCTAATTGTTTTAGACGTGCTGCTGCAACATTTGCTGCAATCTGTGCTCTTTTTACAGCTAGATTGTGAGCTTTCACATCTGCCGACGATTGGGCGTGAAGTGCGGCCGCTTGGGCTGGGGTAAAACCTGAATGACTTGCAACAATCTCCATTGGAGGCATTTCGTCTTCTATTTCACTCACGCCAAATAACCCATGGTCCGTATCTCTAAATTTGCCTTCATGCACCACGGTCCCATCAGGTTTGGTGAGAATACCTGGTCCTGTAATTTTATCTTTATTGAAAACTCCCTCATAAACGTCTCCGTTTGGAAACGTCATTTTGCCTCTCCCATGCTTATGGCCATAATGTATATGGCCATCATATACGCCTTTAGGCGTAGTGTATTTTCCCCGTCCATGTGGAGCATCCTCCGCGAATTCGCCTTCATAAACGGCTCCATTTGCGTAGTTAATTGTACCGACTCCAGATTTATTGCCGTCATTGAACTCCCCAACAAATACGGTTCCATCTTGAAAGGTCATTGTGCCTCTCCCGTGCGGGTTCAAGTTAGAATTGCAAGGGCCCACATAAGTGTGTCCATCAGTATACTTAATTCTAGCATCTCCTTTAATTCTTGTTGGTTTTTCAAAATCACCAGTTATTGATTTGTCAGGGTACGTTTTTGTTAATATCCCACCTCCAACGCGCCTTAGTGACCGTCGCTTAAATCGCTTTGCACGACGTTTTGTTTTATTCAGTTTCATTTATATTATGCAATAATTTAATTGATATAAAATGAAAATGAAATTGTTATTTGGATTTTTGGGTGCGGTGGCGACGCATTTTGCGTCTAGATTTACGACGACCGCCGTCGGGTTTGCTTTTGCTTTTCCTAAATTCATCAAGTTTATGTTGACGTTGTGCAGCAATCTCAGCTTTCCTTGCAGCTAATCGTGCAAGCTGGTCTTGTTTTTTTAATGCTGCTCGGCTCTCTACTGCAAGTGCTAGTTCCTCTTGCGGGATAGGAACAAGAGGTGGCATGACACCGAAATCAGCATCAATTTCAACTATGCCAAGTTCATGACCGACCTCGCGGAACATACCACTAATTATTGGACCACCATTCTCTTCGTCGGCAAGTGTTCCTATGCCATCAATCATACCCGAACCATCGTAGTTTGGCGTCCTGAAAGTTGCAAAAAATAAGGCGCAATCTCCAGCCGGGCGGCCCAGCATTGTCGCGAGCTCGCGCGAAATGAGCCGCTGGCTCACTGTAAGCGGTGGAGCATGATGACAATCATCAACCACGCATTGGACCTGCATGAGGATATTTCCAATTGGTCTGTTTCCTTCTACCCGACCCACGAAATATTGACCATGGAGCATGATGCCTCTTCCATTCCCGTGCGGGTTGTCATTCTGCCATTCACCCTCGTACCACGTCCCATCTGACCAGTTACACTTGCCGGTCCCATCCCTCATGTCATTTCGGAAATTGCCTACGTATTCTGAACCGTTTGCCGCATTGAAGTAGCGCTTTGCAGCTCCGTGCCGTTCTCCCCTAGCATTCAAATGGCCATGATATTTATCTCCATTATCATAAGTGAATTTTTGCATGCGGTTGCTGCTCATTATTTAATTTGATGCTTGTAATTAATTACATATACACATGTCACATAATAATTCAAAAACTGAATTTATGCGCGGCGTGGCATAAATTGATAAAATAAATCATTGTAATGGATTTGATGATTTATTTATTTAGTTATGTTTTTTTTTGCGTGCGCGCGTTAAATGCTTACTGACCGCCGCAGCCGATCTCCAGCGGCACGCGCATCAGGTCGGGGGCGATGGTGGTGTTGTTCCAAGGACCGACGTTGAGCTGGGGGTTGGGGGGCTCGGAGCGAACCTGGAGGTTGGCGTTGCGCAGGGTGTTGCCGATGGTGTCAATGCCGATGAGGGCGCCGGCGCTGAGCAGGTTGACTCCCTTAAGATCGCCGGCGCCGGTGGGGTTGAGCTGAGCCCACTGGCTGTTGACGTCCTTGGGCAGGAGCTCCATGGGGTCCACGGTTTGCTGGGGGGTGCAGCTGGGGGGCAGCCCGTGCATGGTGGTGCCGGCACCGTTGGAGGGTGCGTACTGAATGTTTTCTAAACCAGTTGCGGGATGCACGTTGCCGATGTCGGCGGTGTGTTGGCCGGCGGCCTGTTGGTAGTACTGCTTGCGCTTCTGGGCGGACATTTGGTTGGGGTTAACCAGCGCCATGCCTTCGGACGAAGCCTTATACTGAGACAACCCCCAATACAAAACGATCGCTCCTAAAATTATCACAGCAAAGTGATTTTTGAGCATGTATAATAAATTGTTCATTGTGTTTTGTTTGTTATATAAAATTGATGATAAAATATTTTTTTGTTTTAACTTTTATTATTTATTGCATGAATTCGCTGTTGTTATCGCTGTAATCGCTGTTATCGCTGTTGTCATCGCTGTCGCTGTCTTCCAGCATGTGCGCCGATTTGATTTGTTTGGCTTCTAAATATGCGGCAATCGCACCCTTCTTAAGATCCTTGGCCTTTTGTTTTGCGTTGCGGTACATGTTGTAATACACTTCGGTTGGCTTTTTTAGTTTGAGGTGCATGTGTTCCAGTTCTTCTAAAACATCCAAATTTATTTCTTGAAGCACATTGGAATCATTGGATGACGTTGCATTGGATGAACTGGTTGCAGTTACATAGTCCGAATTTACATTTACATTGGTTGAACTGGTTGCAGTTACATCTTGCAACACATCGGCATCACTAAGCGCAGTACTAATCGGAGTATTAACAAGAGCAGTAGTGCTAAGCGCAGTACCAAGCGGAGCGACAAGATCATTAGTGCTAAGCGCAGTACTAAGCGCAGTACTAAGCGCAGCGTCAAGTGGAGCGACAAGAGCAGTAGTGCTAAGCGCAGCAGTACTAAGCGCAGCGTCAAGAGGAGTGTTAACAAGATCAGTAGTGCTAACAAGATCAGTAGTAACAATATCAGTAGTAACAGGCGCGGCATTGGGTTTACGGATGACGCACGCTTGAAAAATGGGCACGTTGGACACGAGCAGCACTTGCTTGAGCGCCACTTCCAGCTGAAAACTGCGCGACGTGAACTTGATGCCCTGGAATTCAAGCACGGTGTACATTTGATGTTCCGCCTTAATGTGATCCACCGACACGGGGCGCTCGTTTTCGTCAAACACGGAGCAGGAGCAGGACTGGGTTTTGGCGGGTTGGATGTGGGCTCGTATCAAGTAGTGCTTGCCGCCCTTGTACGGGCGAACCGGGGACGTGAACCCTGCTTCAATGTCCGATTTTTCTAGGTCGGCGCTAATCCACGCGTTGCGTTTTTCGTAAATGAGGCGAACGGCGTCTGCTTCCAGCGCCTCCAGCCATTCCAAAAACGTCACGTCGTTGCTGCTGAACATGAGGTCAATGTAGGGTCGCTTTCCGGGAACCACGGCTTGGCGCGACGTGCATTTTGGTGTTTGAATGTAGAGGGGGGAGTCCTTGTAGTACAGCATGGCAAAGTAAGCGCCGCCCTGCAGACCGTTCGGGGGGGCTAAATGCAGCCGGCTGTGTTCAAATGCGGCATCGGGCAAATGCACTTGGTCTGACATGTAATGTATTGCGAAGTATTTGGGGGGTTGCTGTTGGAGCATTTAGAGAAAATAAACACGCAGGAATGACGTATATTTTTTAGCACAATGATATAAAAAATATAAAAACA